CTTTAGATTCAAATTTATTACTTTCGATTAACTCAATTTGAGTTTCTAACTGCTTAATTTGTTCTTTATCTAAATCTGTTTTTGCTTTTCCCAAATCAATTCGTAATTCATTTGCGATTTCGCTTAGCTCTACATCTAATTTAGCAATTTTACCTTGCTCTATAATAGCACTAAATGCGGTTTCAGGAGTAGATTCAACTTTATCATTGGATTCAATCTTATTCCCTAACTTGTTTATAGCATCAACAACGTCTTGATTGCTATTATCATCCTTTTCAGTAACAGCAGTTTTAAATTCATTTAAAGAAGTAGTTAACTGTTTTTTAAGTGCATCAAATTTTTTAGCAAGCATTTTTTTATCTTGCTTGACTGCATCTATAAGTTCTTTGGGAAGTGCCATGTATCTATTTATTTGTTTTGGCGCTTAATTCTATCATTTTCTTCTTTTATATGCTCTTGTAATAGAGACACATATATTTGCCTTTCCCAAGGTAACATGTTGTCTAATTCTGTCAAACTATATTGATGATGTTGCATCATCGCAAAGTTAGTTTGATAATGATTCGCTAATGAATCATGAGAAAGGCCTACGAGAAAAAAGATTCGATACCTTCTAAAATAGTAACGTTATCATGACCACATTGTGTACACTTGAATTGACATTCATGCTGAAGTTTTGGAACATTTTGAATATATGATTGAATCTTTTCAAGATGCTTATGTGACAATGAGTCGATAAATTCGATTAACTCTTTTTCGGTTGATTCGCTTGCAGGATAAACATTATCAGAATCATAAATCGATTCGATCGAATACATAATTGTTTGATTAAATGCCTTTTCAGTGTCCTTTTTATTAATCTTTTCAGCATCACTTAAAGAGATTGTTTTAAGAATAAGACCAATCGAATCAGTAATTTCAATTGTATTATCTAAATCCTTTGGTTCGCTTAAAGCAATTTCTTCGAGATTGATAACACACTTTTCATAGTTATCACACTCAGAGCATTTAATTTTAACACTAACAGTTTCACCTACGCTTTTTGCACGAAGCTGAAGAAAAAGATATTCTAAATCTGATGCTGCGCATTCGTCTGGATTAAGTTTTCCAAACGAGCACGCAGAAATAATATCTTTAACGGTTTTTAGAATCTTCTTTTCATCTTGAGATTCTTGAGCCATCATTAAGACCTTTTCTTCTTTAACGAGAAATGGTCTAAATTCTACTTTACGATTAAGAGACGGTACATTAAATGTATACGTCGGATTTTCTAGTTTTGGTAATGCCATAATTTTATTGGTTATTCATTCAGTTATATTATTTATTCAAATTATTAGAAGAACTTATCGAACAGAGTTTTCAATAATGGAGGTGATAAATTTGGTGTATTTTGTAAAACTTCTCCTTTATTCAATGTTTTCTTTTCTTCTATATTTGATTGTGGAATAATTAATTCCTCAAAATCTTCGTATGTAAATGTAACTGTTACTTTTTGTGTTTCTCCTTCAGAGCTATTTAGCTCAATTGCTTGCACCGAAATAGGAAATGCGTTCATTAACTTAATTGCATACACATTTTTATTTTTAATATCCTGTTGATAAATCCCGACATCTCTTTTATATTCAGATGCGTAATTCAATTTAAAGGAATTTCGATTAATGACTAGATTTGTCCATTTATCAAATATCTCTTTAATAAAAAAATCACTCGGCAAATGAAAAGTAAATGAAACATCTTCATTGATATATGATTCCGCGACCTTTATCGCTTGTCGAAAATAGCTGTGTTCGAATGTCTGAATTTGTCTTCCTGGTAAGCTACACGATTCGCATAGAATAGCAAGGTCTCTCACCTCTTGCATATCATTAAATGCACCTGTTGGTGGTACCATTAATATATTGAATCGATTGCTTCTCGCTAATCCTCCTCTTGCTCCTATTCTACTTTTAAACTGATCTATCGTACTCATTAAATAATGCTTTTAGAGTTTTTCCAAACAGCGTCTTTACTGTTTTTCTTAAATTGTTCTGTTGGTAAAAAGATTGCTACTTCCCATTCAGAAGCTGGAACTTCTGATATTTTTGATTTGATATGTTTGGTAAGATAGTGTTTATAACATGGCTTAAATGCTTTTAGTTTTGTTGCACCCTTTAAAAGATCATATGACATTTTAAGCCGAGTTGACTTATCGTACTTATCGTTATTCGAATACTCGAGAAGCTTATCAAAGAATCTCGCTCGAAGTTTTGGTTCTAAATAATGTAGATTTAACCCATAGAAACCGCCAGGTGCTTTATCAACCATAATAATAAGAGGAAATCTATCATAAAATGGCAGTGTTTTCTTATGCTTTGGATCATAGAAATACATAAACATACGACCAATCAACGGTGTATTAACTGTATTAAGCGCAGAATCAGATAAGAGTTTATTTCTATTTACGCTGGTCATAGCTGTCACACGATCTCTAAACCAATTTAAAGATTTTTTCGTATGAGATTTTACTCCAGATCGAAATGCCTGAGCTTGCAGTTTATCAAAAAGAGATGCCATATCCCTATTTATACTATTATTTCAGCAATTTTATTCCGAGGTTCTTTAGCGTATCTTCGTGCCATATTTGAAATTCCCAACCCCTATCTGCACAATATGCTTCTGCTGTTTCCCATTTTGAGGTATTTTTTATATATGTCATTACCTCATTAATATATTTTTTCGTTTTTCTTTTTGGTTCTTTTGGTGGTTGTGTTTGTTTCTTTGGTTTAATTTCAATTAAATATGTTTTATCTTTTGTTACCATTTTAATATCCATAAAGTACCGATGAATACGATTATCTGTTTTACATCGATATGGTATAACTGTTTCTTCTGATTGCCACTTTATTACGTCAGGATTTGTATCCATAAACTTAAAAACTTGTCTTTCCCATAAAGATCTAAATACAACTTTTGTTGGATCACCTTCGTATTTCTCTGGATTCTTTACAGTATATCTTCCTTTATACGTCATGGTTTTATTATAAATAGAGTTATATTTATGGCTATTAATTTTTTCGAGAATTTATTTACTGGTGATCCTGATATTGTACAATCAGGATCAAAACCATCTGAGCAAACAGATGTAAAAAGTATCCAACCTCTTATTTATCCACCCGAAATAAGAGGTGATTTTGGACGACCATGTATGGTATTTACTGCACATGAAAGAAAACTAAGTGGAGAGACGAGGCGGCATGCGATTTGGTTTCCTGCTCCTGGTGGTTTACAATTTGGTGACAGTGGAGACTACGGACAAGCAGATTTAGGATTGATGGCAAATGCTGTTGATGCAGTATCAGGAACATCTGGTGTTGGCAATATTCTTAGCCAAATATCTACTCTTAATAAAGAACAGGCAAAGTCATTAGGATCAAAGCTTTTACCAGAAAAATATAAAGATTCAATTTCACTTGCTACACAACAAGTAAATAATCCAAATACAAATACAACATTTAATAAAAATGGAGTAAGGCAATTTACATTTGCATTTAAAATGATTGCTCGTTCTCAAGGTGAATCAGATCTTATTCGAAGAATCCAATCGAAGTTTAGACATTTTGTCTATGCATCTCGCGGAGGAGAAGATAATACGATTACTCTTGAATATCCTCCGGTATGGACGATTAAGTTCATGAATATGGATTCTGGTACAGAGAATATTTACATTCCAAGAATCTATTCATGTTATTGTACTGGTGTAAATACTAACTTTAATCAAACCGGAAATATATATTTTACTAATGATGCCCCGCTCGAAGTTGATTTAGAAGTCTCATTTACAGAAACACGAGCATTGAATCGTCATGATATTGAACAAATGGAAAACGATCAGCTTGGAAATAGAGGTATTTCATCAGATGGTAAACCGCTTACTGTTACTAATATCGAACAACCGAATCCAGCTCCAATTAAAGGTGGTTAATTATGTCATTTTTTTCACAGTTTCCTAAGATACAGTACGATATTAATTTAGATGGTATTAAAACCGATGTAATTGATATCTTTCGACATATTGATGTTCGTGAAGAGTTGATCGATGATATTTCAACCTATACGTGGTATGAAATAAAAAATGGTGAAAGACCTGATATTGTTTCGACACGATTATACGGTACACCTGATTATTATTGGACATTTTTTGTACTAAACGAAACACTAAAACAAGGATTAAATTCTTGGCCAAAATCGCATAGACAGTTTCAAAATATGTTAGAACAAGATTTTGAAAAATATTCAATTCTTGTTTTTATTCCTGAGCAAAATCCAGTTGCAAGGAAATATGAAAATAATTTTGAAATGACAAATTATTTTGGTGGATTAGATTTATCAAATAATAATGTTCGAATAAAGGCCCGAGATAAAAATGCCGAGGCTAATATATTAAAATTTGATGACCAAAGGTTTCAGCTTTGGATTCATGATATTGATAAAGTGGGCGTGTTCGAATCAAATAGATATTGGTATCTAGATTATATCGATAATCCATATTCAAATAAAACCGAATCTGAAAATTATTTAAAGTTCGAGGCAGAAAAGCTTGAATGGGCAAAATATGCATTAGAATGGATGCGTCTTAATTATACGTCGGTATATTATGAGTTTTTACGTGATACTGAAAATAAACAAAATATTACGATTAATAGTAATGCATATTACGATTATTTCTTAGATACATATTTTACAAAAATTAAATTTAAATCACATAATTTTTATAAAGAGTCTTATAATGCGCCTTCTTATTTCCTTGATTTTGAGTATGACGATGAAAGAGATTCTGCGTTTGATGCTTATTCGAAAATTATAAGTAAAGAAGACATTGATTTAATCGATGATTTTACTCGTGGAGAAGTTGATTCATTTGTTCCACAAACAAGAGAAGATGGATTTGATCAAAGCGAATTGGCTGAATATTTAGAAATAAGTGCTCAAAGAAAATACGTACCGAGCTTTGCTAAAATATATCTTTCTACTCAAGCGAAATTTGTTTCATATAAAGAAGACTTAGATGAACAAACATTTGAAGCAAGAAAGATTAGAGTAATAAGACCTGAGCATATTGATGAGTTTGTTGAATTATACCAAGATAAGTTAAATGCCTAATCAAAGAACAAATTTTGGAAGTAATATATCACTTACTCCTGGGTCATATAAGATAGACAAAATTGTATTATCTACCCATGACGGTAAAAAATATAATATTGAAAATATTACTGTAAAGCTTACTATAACAGAGTCTCTTTATTCTCCGAATATACTCGCACAAATAAGTGTAAAAGATACTGCTAACTTCTTCGAGAGTACACCACTTATTGGTCAAGAAAAGGTTCGAATTGTTGTATCAACTAAACCAAATAGTAATGGTTCTGTAAAAGCAAAGAAGATCGATCTCAATTTTATTGTTACTGAATATCCGCTTTATGCAAGTGCCGAAGAAGAACATACAAACATTTATACTATAGCGTGTGTTTCTGATCATGCATATTATTCTCGACTTAAAAAGATATCGCGATCATTTACAAATAATACTGATCAAGAAATAAAAAGAATTATTACTGAAGATCTTGGATTTTCTGATTTTGAAGTAAATGGTTCTGCTATATCGAGAATGAAAGGTATTATTCGATGGCAAACACCACTTGAAGCGGTTGAATGGTTACGAAGAAAAACATATGATGATAACTTTTCTCCATTTTATCTTTACCATTCTTTAGATAATAAAATTCGTTTATCATCATTGCACAATCTATTAGCTGAAAAAGAATATCATACATATTTTGATACTCGAGAATTTAATTTTGGACCATATGAAAAAGAAGATTATGATCAGAGAGCTTCTCGTATTCTTGATGTTGCATCAAATCTAAAGCTTGGAAAGGTTTATCAGGGCGCAAATGGTGCATGGGCTTCTGAAAATAATTACTTAGATTATTCGTATAAGACATATACCAAATATGATTATAATTTCGAAAATGATTTTATAGTTGCTAATACATTAAATGCAAAGACACCATTATCGACACAGTTTAATATTAATGGAGAGACATTAAATCTTATGCCGAAATCCCATACCGAGCATATTTCGATTAATAATCTTTCGTATGGTGAAGAAAATATTAATTATAATAAGCTAAAAGAAAATACAAATGGGAAAACTGTAGCAATTGAAGAAGCACTTGAAACAGCTTCTCATGATATAAAATTATTTGGTGATTTTGATTTAAACCCTGGTACAGTAATTGTTTTAAAGTTTCCGAAGGCTGTTGATCCTGTTATAATGAAACAGCTCTTATCGAATATGAAAAATAAACCAACGAGCCAAAGAGATCTATGGGATAAACATTTATCGGGACGGCACATAATTACATCGGTAAACCATCTATTTGAAGATGGAGAATATTTCTCTGAAGTGCGAGTAAAGAAAGACTCATTTAATATTGACCTATAAATAAATTATGAATCCTGAAAATTTTATTAATAATGGTGGTGGATTTGCATGGTTCACTGGTGTAATCGAAGATATTAACGATCCTATGGAAATGGGAAGATATCGTGTAAGATGTTTTGGTTACCATAATCCAGATAAAACCGCAGATAAAGGTATTCCTACCGAGGATTTACCGTGGGCAGTTACTATGTTACCTATTACATCTGCATCAATGTCTGGAGTTGGGCAATCAGCCACAGGATTATTATGCGGAACATGGGTTATTGGGTTTTTTAGAGATGGTATTAATGCTCAAGATCCGGTGATTATGGGATCTATTCCATCTATTACATCTGAGGTTGATTATCAATTTGGTTTTACTGATCCGAATCAACGTTATCCAAGTGAAAATAAATTAAATACTCCAGATACTCCGGTTTGTGCTCAGGTAAAAGAAGAGAAATATAAACAAGGATTTAGTTATACCGAAAAAGCTTCATTAAGAGAGCTATATGACCCAAAAATAACAATAGCTCAAAAAACTCGAGCTCCAGAAAAGGTCGGAACTTTACCTGCAGCATGGATATTTCCGGCTATTGATGATGTCATGACACCAACATATCCTCAGAATCA